AATCAATAGCCCTTGCACAAGGTTTGCCATCTTTCCTGATGTTATGCCATCCCCTTTTTATTTTAGTTACAATAGCCCCAGGCTCTGTTCTACCTTGCGCGTAAAGTTTTTTCTGTTTGGAAAGTGTGTCATAAGTCCGAACTATGAAAAGTGGGTATCCATACGCGCGCATAGCTGCCATTACAGCATTACATCTAATTCTAGTTGCAGGATGAAGATCATTTTTTGACTTACTCATTTTCATCATCTTTCTTACAGTCAACAAGTTTTCCTTCATCACACAATTTCTTCAATAGCGTTTCTTCAGCTTCTTTAACTGTATCTTGTCTAATGTGAATTTCTGTTAGTTTTTCAACTGCTTCCACAATAGTTACTTGCTCTGTATGATCCGTTTGGGCAATGCTAATATGCCCAAACCACCACCAAGCTATCCCACCTAGCATAAGAACAAAAGCAATTACACCATGTATCTTTTCTATTTTCATTGTGGTGTCACATTCATAATTACACTGGCAGCAATACCAACTACTGCGCCAAGCATTGAAGCCCCACCCATTGCCATATACATAGTTTTACGCATTGACTGAATATCCCTTCTAATTTCTTTAATTTCACCTTGCATAAATGTTTGGCAATGTGAAGTGCTTGATTCAGTAGTTGCATTGAATCTTCTTTGCTCTGCCCACCAAGCATCAATACGCCCATCATGCGTATAAATCCAAGCAATAACATCTTCTAGATTATGCAATGTTCCAGGCTTCACTTGTTCACCCTCACTTTCTGGCCCTTCAGGGAACATTGGCTGACCCGCAAGCAATGTATGACAAAGATCCCTATCATGTTCTGTTAAAACATCCATGGTTATAACTCCCAGAAATTATATGTGGGCAAAACAATTTATTGCTCTCATATATCGCCATAACCAAAAACACCTATTAATGAATTACCCAAATATCTGTATAACCTCTAACAATCATAATATAAACATTAGGAATACCCTTAGTTATTCCGTATGAAATTGCTGGACTGGCTCTATCAACAATCGGCAAACTTCCATGTATCGACTGCCCGTTTCCATCATTTGTTCCAAAACTGGACGCATGTAAAAGGACATCTTCAAAACCAAATACTGTTGGGTCAATTTCGCTACCTGTTAAAGAACCAGTTGCACCATCTGCACCCCAACAAACCATTCCAGTAGATGTAGGCCAAAGTGAACTAGCACTGATTGAAACTGATGCTGCTGTTAGTGGAAGATTTAGCGGCAAATTTCGCCAAGATGTTGACGCAGTAGTTTGCAAATCATATTCATGTGAAACATCATGGTCTTTGAACATCACTTTATTACCATCCATAAAGAATGGTGTTATGTCATCAGAACCATTATTCCAAACTGAACCAACACATCTTTCATCAGTTCTAGTTGGGTGGTATCCAGCATTTGCTAGGCCAAGTTCAATAGGGGCCAATGCGGAAATTACAGGTGTCATTACCCCAGCAAGATTATCAATGTAAAGGTAATAAGGTGTAGAATTATCTTCAGTGCCAGTGTCAAGAACAGAACCACCAACACCAAAATCACCCAAGATAAAATTGATAGCAGAAGCAGTTGTTAGCTTTGTGCCATCAATATTAATTATGATATTGCCACCAACCCCAGGAATTAAAGAAACTGTTGAATCATCAACCCAAATCAAAGAACCAATTGCTTCAGCAGGGGAAGAAGCAGCAGAAGTGTCAATGCTGCTAGATGCAGCTTCAAGAAGTAGAAAATCAGTGCCATCATATCTAATCCAAAGATCCCTAGTTGTAACAATGTCACCAGCTGCCAAAGCAGTTCCATCTTCACGCTTAATGTCTTTTACACCAAGTGCATTCACATTGATTGTAGAAGCACCAGTGTTATCTACTGTTGGCCTTAGCCTAACAGTTTGGCCAACATTGTATTGGGGTGGTGCTTGCAATGTTGCAGCTTTGGTTGCTATGTAAACATTTTCTGCACCACCACCTGTGTACCAATCACCAGCTGCAGCATAACCTGCAATTGCCTTTCCAAGTTGATCTAAATCGCCCCCAGAAAGACCCTGAAAAGCAGTAATCACATTCTGCAGTTCTGAAGGTACTTCATTCCATTCAGCAGCAGTCAGTGTATTACCTGTAATTTTGTCATTTAGATCTTGCATATTTTCCCCTAAACATTTTCATACATAAGTTGTACATTAGCTGGTTTCAATTTTTGGAATAAACATTCCATTGTAGCAAGATCTTGTGTTCCAAAAGTGATAGGGAATTCATATGGAAATTTTTCACCAATATTATCAATTGGCGCAATTACCAAAGTGAATCTAGCTTCCTTATCACTACCAAAAACAATTTCAGGTAGCCCACCATAAATGCCTCTATGCGCACCACCTTCTGCATTTATTGTGACTCCGAATTTAGCTGCTAGGTCAATAAAATCTTGTGCAGTCTGCAAACCATAACCAGCTAGTTTCACCAATATTTCTAGCCTTCTTTGGTCATTAGAACCATTGCCAGAAAAACAACTATCAGGAATGCCAAGTGCAGATTCCCATTCATCCATGAAATTTTGTGTGGTGTCTGGCACAGTATCTTTTCGGAATAAAGCTATCAGGGAATCAATCCGCAAACTTTCAACAGAAAAACCAAGCAACAATTTTCTTATTGTGCTTCCTATAATATTCTTGGCACCAAATATTTTGCCCCCAGGAAGATAGTTAGCAATTGTTTGTGCTTGCTGTTGCTGCGTTAGGACAATCGGAATTTTACCCATTAGAAACTTACATTCCCTAGTGTTCCTATTTCCCCAGGATCAATTGTTATATCAGCACTGGGGGAAGTCAAGGTGAAACTAACCAATTCAGAACCAGTCACTAAATCCACAGTGTTAAAAATGGCTGCATTGTAAGCTTCTTCTACAATGGTTACACCAACTTCTGTTCTTTCCCCAAAGAATTGAGCCAAGCTATTTTCAATAGCGGTTTTCATTGTTCCTGTGTCTGGGTCAACTGCAGAAAAAGAAAAGTCAGTTGATTCTTCTGTTGGCGCAGCAACAATCACATCATCTGCTTCTGTGTTTGCTGGCATAATCCCATCAACAATTGCTGCCTTGACTTCTGCAACCTCTGACACATCAGGGATAGGTTCATCATCATTATCACGCATGAAATAGATGGTGACTTGGCCCACCAATGGTTCTGTTTCTTCTACAAAAACTCTTGTAACCCCAGGTATTGATTTTGCCACAGCAGTTATTTCAGCTGCATTGAAATGTGCAATTGGATTTTGGATTTTATCTATCATGCGCGCACGCAAGTTAGAATCTGTTTCCTGATCAGCACCCCCACCAAGAGCCCCATAATCAACACTGGCACTATCATCAACATCAACAATCGGACTAACTAGTGTAAGTGCAGTATCAAAAACTTGGTTTTGATCTTCACCAAAATCTTTTGATTCAATTGGAATTGATACAGAAGTGAAACCAAGAAGCACTGTACCTGTTGCATCTGCAGGGGAACCACTAACTACATATGTCAAAGTTTTTGTACCAGTGACAGTGCAAACAACACCAGTTAAATTATATTCAGATTGATCAGCACCAGATACAGTTATCAAAACATTGGATGCTATAAGATGATCACCTATAGTAGTTAGTGTTGCTATACCACCAACTTCTGTAATTGTATCAACTGCCAATGATTGCAAAGCAATTACACCAGCAGAGGTTGCCCCATATCTAAGCCCATCACTGGAAATCCAAATAGTTTGATCTAAACCAGTAACAATTTCCCCACCAGCAGTACCTGTAACTGCCAAATTTCCAATTGCAGGGGATGCTGCTTTGCGAACAATATTCCAAATAGCAGCCCATTGTTCTAGTGTTAAAGTTGCTGTGTCTGGGATTGCTTCTAGCTGCGCTCTTTTAAGCGCATAATAAAAATCAAAGATCCGATTAGCAAAAGCAGTAACCAAAGCGCCAAGCCAACTATTTTTCAGGAAAGGATTAGCGTTAGGTAGTTCCCTAGTTACATCAACTTTCATGCGCTGATCAACTTCTGTTGCTGTTGTAGGTAGTTCAAGTGCCATTTAGGAAACCCCACCCCTAATTAAACCTTCAGGGTTGTAAATTATTGAATGATTATTAGTTACTATTGCAAAATTAATACCACCACCCAGCCCAGGTTCTGTTCCTGTTCCATCATCCCCAGCAACTGGATTAGCTTGGAACCCATGACTAGCACCATCACCACCAGTGCCACCATCAGCACCACCACCACCCCCACCACCACAACCACCAGATATAGTGCCATGATTCATAAACGTTATTGGATGGAACATTTCAATACAGGGGAAACCCTGCCCACCATCTGTAGCTACTCTGTCTACAGTTCCACCAGTTGGGGAACCTGCATCTGGTGAAGTGGGATCAAAAACATATTCCCCAGGATAGGCCCCAGGTGAACCAGCAAACCCAAATGTATTTCCACCACTACCACCAGTGCCAACACCACCATTCCCAGATGTTTCACCACCAATACCACCCTTGCCACCCCCACCTAGAACCTGATTATTTGTATCATTGTAAATTGTGATTTTGCTATCAACATGCCAGCCACTACCAGTTGAAACTGTTGGGCTACCAACACCCCCACATTGATTAAAAAGGTAAACAATTACATCAACTGCATATTTTGGATTCCCAACTTTGTCAAAAATATTATATCCAACAACCCTAGAACCATCGGTTGGCCCCAAATCTTCTGTTGGCACTGTTAGTTGAAAAAAGGTTTGGTTTTCTGGATGTGAAATACCAGTGTTATTCCACAAATCATAATATCTATTTTCTACTTTAGAATTAGGTCTTTGGATTATAATGTTAATTCCAACACCAGTAGCTGTTAGAATAGTTTCAATTTTAATGCTTAAAGCATACCCATCATCAATCATCCACTGTAAAGATTGGGTAACAGAAGTTGTTATTCCATTCAGGATAGATCTTGTAAGCCTTGCCTGTTCATACAACCAAATCTTAGAACCAATTTCAAACCCTGGGGTTGATTCATTACCAATCCAGCCCCTACGCATATGTGATTGAAATACTTCAGACTCATTCGCACGTTTTTCGGCAAACAAACTAGTTAGAATTGCTGTTTCAAAAAAATCTTCTGACCTAATATCCCCATTATCACCAATGGCAAGATCATACAAATCATTATCAATTTCTTCTAGAAAGGCATCAATTCCAACTGTCATCTATTCACCTTTCAAAACGGTAGTTGTTTCTGTTCCAACCACAGCAGTTTGGTGTGGTACAGCAGTGGGGCCATCAGAAATTGTTTGATGTGTATGAAGATTAAACATTGCTAGAAATGCTTCATTGCACAAAGAAGTAGCTGTTCCACCATTACTAGCTTCAACCAATGTCGCAATTAAATCAACTAATGCGGTGCCATCAATTTTAATCACTCCACCTTTAACAGCAATTAGTGAAGGTGAATCTATTGATATTGATCCACCAGAATCAATATCAATTAGTCCAGTTGATACAATTCTTGTTATTCCAGTTGTAGTTAATACTGAATTGATGGCATCAACATTTACATTACCAAGTGACGATTTTATGTTTATATCACTAATGGTGGCTTCAATATCAATACCACCATCTAATTTCATGTGAATGTAAGATTGTGTAGTTGGGTTATACACCAACACTTCCCCCGGCAATAAAGGTGTGGGAAGCAAAGAACCACCCCTTTCTTTTGGGCTACCTGGGAGTATTACTTTATTTTCAGGATCTGCATTCATTGAGAGCATTACACATAAGGCTTCTGCCCCTGGGTTTGCGTGAAATCCGTAGGGATACCAAGCAAGAGCATCAGCAGCTTTTCCCATGTAAGCCACTTTGTGTACAGGGAAATCTTTATTATCAAGACTTATAGAATTGATGACTGCCCATCTAACAATGCCTTTTAGTGCATTCAGAAAATTCATTAGTTATCACCAAACAACTTGGCAGGGGACCAAGGAACCCACAAATCTGGTTCTGTCAAATTAACTTGTGTAACTAAATCAGTACCTTCTTTGACCAACCCAACACCTAGCTTATCAATGGAAGTTTGGGTTGGCAATTCTAGTGTGTAAGCATCTTTGTGTACCAAAGTTAAATTTGTACGTCTGCCTTCCATACCAAGGGAAAAAACCACAGAATTAACAAGCATTCTTGATTCAATCCCTGCAAAATCATCTTCAACATTTATTACTTCATTGACAGCCCAAAGATTACCAGTCTGATTTCTGAATCCATCAACTGTTGCAGAGTAAGTTTGGCTGCGCGTTTTCCTAATGTTGTATTCCCACTTGTTTCTTTCTTGCAAATCGCCTGTGCTAGTTGCATTTTCAGCTAGGATGGCAAATTGTCTACCTGACCTAACATTAGTATCTTCAAGTGCAGAAATTTGTTCTACCATGCTAGTGGTGGTTCTTAAACCATCATCATTTATAGCCACAGGGTTTTGTTGGCTAGCATTTCTGTAAAGTCTGAAAAGCCCAGTGGTGTCATAGCTACAAGCAAAAGAAATTACATTGTTGGAATTGTTCCCAATCTTATTCTGCAGGGTTGCACCAATATGTTTTCCTGATGCTCTTTGGATGACGATATTTCCAGAAGCATCAGATGACAAAAGCACTTGTCTCTTGCGAGCAAGCCCCTCTATAAATTCCCAAACACCCATGCCAAATTCAGGTGAAGCCAAATCTTCTGCTTCTACAAATGGCAAAGGGAAATACTCTGAAACTACTGACACTGGACTTTTAATGTGTGCCAAAACCCTATCAATAATTTGTTTCAGTGTAATTGGTGGGCGTATATTTGACAGAGAACCAATTTTAGAATCTACAATATCCCCTGTTCTATCCCTGCCAGTAACAGAAATTGTGTG